ACTACTCACTTTCTTATTAAAGCACATCAACCTTATGTTAGAAAAATATTTGAAAGTATTGATTGGAAAAAATATACTCATAATATGGGAGCTGAAAATATTGGTGGAAAATCAAATTTAATACGAGTATATGAAGAAGCAAAAAAATTAAAAGGTTATAAATAACTATGAAAGCAGAATATAAATTAATTGTGAGGGGTGTGGGAAACTACACCGCCGATTCATTGCATGAACTACTTTGGGTAGTTCTAAAACATCGCCTCCATCACCTATGTAATGGTGAAGGATGGCGAGACTGAGGTTGACCATAGTGGTGCCTCATAACTCTCCCCAAGTCCAGTGATAAGGATTGGGGATTATTTTATAACACCTTGCTTAAATAAGGAGGTATTATGTTTCAATTATCACATCACAGCCCGTTCACTGCGGGCGATCTAGAACGATTCATGGGTCTGACCGTTGGTTTTGATTCCGTATTCAATCGTTTATACAATGTCCCAACAGAAACAACTTCTGGGGGATTTCCACCTTACAACATCCGTAAAGAGGATGAAAACAATTACACCATTGAGATGGCCGTTGCTGGGTTTTCAAAAGAAGACATTGAGGCGGAACTCAAGGAAGGTGTAGTTACTATCCGTTCAAAACCGGATAAAGAAGAAGGTGAATTCCTTCATCGTGGAATTGCCAAGAGGGCATTTTCCCGAAGTTTTACCTTGTCTGATGACATGGTAGTAAAGGGAGCGGATTTGATTAATGGTATGTTGACTGTTAATCTTGAACGTGTTATACCAGAAGAAAAGAAACCCCGATTGATTCCAATTGGAGAAAAAACAATTAAAACTGTGAAATAGGTTTTCTTCTGCCCCACTGAAGTAATATATACTTTAGTGGGGTATTTTTTTATTAAATAAAGGAGATTATTATGTTACCGTTATTATTATTCAATGTTATTTCTAGTCTTGTCATAGACAAAGCAACAGATTTAGCAACTGAGCATGTGGAAAGTATGATAGATGATCTACTTCCAAAAGATGCAAAAAAAGAATTAGATAAAATTATAAAAGACGATCCTTCACATACTTTCACAAATGCCAAAGATGCATTGATGGGAGCAGTTGAAGGTAAGTTACCTATAATTAAGGCAGATGGAACGCTCAAATCAATAGAAGTAACATTTACAGTTTCATATGATCCTACAAGTGGGTCTATTGATATTCAGAAAGGATAGTGATATGGCTGGAGATATAGTAAGATTATCAAAAAACTTTGCGCTATCAGAATTGATAAAGAGTGCAACGGCAGAAAGATTGAATGTAGATAACACTCCCAATTTATATCATCTTGTAAATCTAACACATCTTGCAATACATATTTTGCAACCTGTTAGAGATAAGTTTGGTGTAATTACAATTAATTCTGGCTATAGAAGTCCTACACTTAATGCAAAAGTGGGCGGGTCTAAAACAAGTCAGCATTGTAATGGTCAGGCCGGAGATTTTGAATCTTTTTCCACACCAAATCCAGACCTTGCGTTGTGGATTACTAAGAATTTGGACTTTGATCAAATCATCTTAGAGTTTTATGATGGTGTTGATCCGAATAGTGGGTGGGTACATTGTAGTTACAATCTGATGGGAAATCGTAGAAAAATACTTACTGCACTTAAAACTAAAAAGGGTGTAGTATATAGAAATGGTTTTGTGAATAAATGAAAAATTAAGGAAACCATGAAATACATATGGTTAATATATCTTCAATTTCTATTTGTTGCTGGGCAATTCAATACAAAAAAGAATTGGATTGACAAACACGTTTTAATGTGTTATAATAAGTTAGATGAATTAAAAGTTGATTATGTTAAGTTTCATGAATTTGATAAAAAAGAATAGATGAGTTTTTATACAAGTTGTGAGTGTGTGGGCAATTATCTTTATTATAGAGGCGTTGATGATAAAGGAAAACGTTTCAAAGAAAAGATTAGTTATCTACCTACCTTTTATATTCCTACCAACAAATCTTCAAAATACAAAACTCTTGAAGGACACTATGTTGAAACTCTCAAACCGGGGAGCATAAACGAATGTCGAGATTTTTTCAAAAATTATGAGGGAGTCGAGAACTTTAAAATATATGGAAATCATAGGTATGAGTATGCTTACATACAAGAAAAACATGCAGATGAGATTCAATACGATTCTACAAAAATCCGAATAGCATTTATTGATATAGAAACTGGTTCGGAAGGCGGGTTTCCAAATGTTCAGACTGCCAATGAAGAAGTTATTGCAATTACTGTAATGTTTGAGGACACTTATTATGTGTTTGGTTGTGATGATTATGACAATAAAGATTCTGATGTAAAATATTTTAAGTGTAAGGATGAATTACATTTACTTGAAAAGTTTCTTGATGCTTGGTCTTCATATGCTCCTGATGCAATTACGGGTTGGAACACTGATACATTTGATATTCCGTATTTGGTAAATAGAATCAATCGTATTTTAGGAGAAGAACATGCAAAGAAATTATCTCCTTGGAGGAGGGTTAGAGAAGGTAAAAGTTATGGCATGGGTGGGAGGACAATTCAGATTTATCATTTAGCTGGTGTATCAGATTTGGATTATTTACGACTATATAAAAAATTTACTTATATTAATCATGAATCTTATCGGTTAGATCATATTGCTAATGTAGAATTGAAGGAAAAGAAATTAGACTATTCTGAATATGCCACATTACATACTCTCTATAAAGAAAACTATCAAAAATTCATAGAGTATAATATCAAAGATGTTAGACTAATTGTTGCTCTTGAAGATAAATTGAGATTGATTGAAATGGCGATTGGTCTGGCATTTCATTGTAAGGTTAATTTCAGTGATGTGTTCGGTCAAGTTAGAATGTGGGATAATTTGATATGTGATCATCTAATAAAAAAAAGTATTGTTATACCACCACATTCTAAAAATAAAGATGTGGGGGAGATTGAAGGGGCTTATGTCAAAGATCCAATTATAGGAATGCATAAGTGGGTAGTGTCGTTTGATTTGAATAGTCTGTATCCACATTTGATTATGCAGTATAATATCAGTCCAGAAATGTTAGATAAAGAGAATAGACATTTGTGGAATGTTAAAGAATTGATGAATGGTGAATTTACAGAGCAGGATAATCTAGAAGAAACAAACAGAACTATTACTCCAAATGGTGTTTATTTTAAGACTGACAAGAAAGGATTTCTGCCTGAGATTATGGAGGAGATGTATAATGATAGGGTGAAGGTTAAAAAGAAAATGATTATTGCTCAGCAGGAAATGGAGAAAACAAAAGACCATGCTGATAGATTTGTATTATACAAAAAGATTGCGGGGTATCATACCAAACAAATTAATCTCAAGATTTCACTCAACTCTGCTTATGGTGCATTTGGTAATCAATACTTTAGATACTATGACAGGCGATTGGCAGAGGCGGTTACTCTATCAGGGCAATTGGCGATTCGTTGGATTGAGCGAGATTTAAACAAATATCTAAACGAATTGCTCAAGCCGGAAGAACATAAAGATTATATTCTTGCTGTTGATACAGATTCGGTTTATGTTTCTCTTAATGATTTGGTTAAGAAAGTATTTGATGATGATTCTGATACAGAAAAGGTGATTGACTTTTTGGATAAAGTTTGTGATGGCGAGATTCAAAAAGTGATTGATAGTTCATATTCAAGATTGAGGGAATATACAAAAGCACCAAATCAAAAGATGATTATGAAGAGAGAGATTCTGGCTGATAAAGGAATTTGGACTGCTAAGAAAAGATATATTCTGAATGTTCATGATACAGAAGGTGTAAGATATAAAACTCCCAAACTCAAGATTATGGGAATTGAAGCAATTCGTTCTTCAACTCCGGCAGCTTGTAGGGAGAAGTTAAAGGAATTATTTAAATTAATCATGAATACAGATGAGGAAACAATAATTGACTTTATTGATACTTTTCGGAAAGAGTTTAAAGAACTTTCGGCCGAAGATGTTTCGTTTCCTAGACAAGTTTCTGATTTGAGAAAATATCAAGATAGTAATTCTTTGTATACCAAAGGAACTCCGATACACGTTAAGGGCGCATTGATACATAATCATTTATTGAGGGATAAGAAATTGACTAGGAAATATCCTTTGATTAATGATGGTGAGAAGATTAAATTTTCGTATCTCAAGAAACCAAATCCAACAGGTGATATGGTGATTGCAATAAATGGCACACTTCCGAAAGAGTTTGAATTAGAGAAGTATATTGATTATGATATGCAATTTGAGAAATCGTTTGTTCAACCAGTCAAATCAATATTGGATTGTATTGGTTGGCAGATAGAACGCAAATCCACATTAGAGAGTTTTTTTTAATGGGAACAAAAGTTATGTGGATAGAGAAATCGTATGAGCAATTACAGGATGAGAAACAAAGCTATGCTCAAACATCCGGTAAAAAGTACGCATATCCAGATGACAATGCTAAATGGAATATGAGGTATTTTGGAACGTGGAAAGAAGCAGTGAAATTTATGAGGAGTATTAATAAGAATAATGAATATTACGTTAAAACGGAAAAGGAGTATTGATGAATAATTATTTTGATGATTTATTAAAAGCTACAGGTAATGAATATGGGTCAAAAGTTTCGGATGGAATCGAAGCGGGCGATGTATCTTCATATGTGGATACAGGTAGTTATATTCTTAATGCATTAATTTCAGGAGATATTTATGGAGGAATCCCTTCTAACAAAATTACAGCTTTGGCAGGAGAAACTGCAACTGGAAAAACCTTTTTTGTCTTGGGCATTGTCAAACAGTTTCTTGCAGACAATCCTAGCGGCGGTGTTCTGTATTTTGAGTCTGAGTCTGCTCTAACTAAGCAAATGATTATAGATAGGGGAATTGATCCTGATCGGATGATAATTCTCCCTGTTGCCACAATTCAAGAATTTACACATCAAGCATTAAAGGTAGTGGAAAGTCATTCAGAAGGACAAGAAGAGCGTCCATTGTTGATGTGTTTAGATTCTCTTGGAATGCTATCTACTACTAAAGAAGTGACCGATATTTCAGATGGTAAAGAAACCAAAGATATGACACGGGCACAGCTAGTCAAAGGATCTTTCCGAGTATTAACACTCAAGTTGGGCAAAGCAGGTATTCCATTATTAGTGACTAATCATACATACAAACAAATGGGTACAATGTTTCCAACTGATGTAATGGGTGGTGGTAGTGGTTTACAATATGCTGCTTCAACTATTATATTTCTTTCCAAGAGAAAAGAAAAAGAAGGAACTGATGTTGTAGGAAATGTAATTCATTGTAAAAATTTCAAATCTAGATTGACTAAAGAAAACAAAAAAGTTGATGTACTTTTACGATATGATCAAGGATTGAATAGATATTACGGACTTATTGAGTTAGCAGAAGACGCAGGAATCTTTACCAAAGTATCTACAAGATATGAGATGCCAGATGGTTCTAAGGTGTTTGGTAAAGCAATTTTAAGTGATCCTGAAAAGTATTTTACACCAGAAATTCTTGATAAGTTAAATGATCATGCTAAGAAAGTTTTTCTTTATGGTTTTGTAAATGAAGAGAAGGAGAAAGAAAATGGAAATGGAAATGGAGAGTCATAAAGGGAAATATGAAATAACCCAAAATCCAGAAGTCCTAAACGACACTT